GGTAACGTATTCATCAAATGCCATAGCTACTTTTGCGGTGTTTCTGCTTTAGATTGATTCATCATCTGAGTCTGCATATTGTTCAGCAAATCCCAAGTGAACTTTGTCTGTAATTCCATCAGCCCGTCAATGATGATATTGACTTCTGTTTGCGATAGCTGAAGAAAATAAACTTTTTCAGGTATCGGCTCCCTCATCGGGATAGATTGCTTAATAGGGTTTTGCATAGCTGAATTCCTTGTTATAACAGGTTCTTGAAATTGTCTTACACTTCCCCGGGTCATAACTCAGGGAATCTAACTGCTCTACTGTCAGGTCGCAAAACGTCTCACTTGGCATAATTGGTTTCAGCGTCTTAATGTCAAAATAATAACAGTCCCAACATTTCTTTCCGTCATCTGTCTTTTCACAGCTAAGGAACAAAATTAATCCGAATAACAAAAGTGCTTTTTTCATCGTAGTTAAAATTAAGTTTATGATACTCTTAAAGTTAGAACGTATTTTTTTAATCTGCAATAGGTTACACTTGGTTGTGCATCCAGAACGTCCACCATTGACCGTCTGCATTGAGTCCTACAAACTGACCTAAGGTAGAATCAAAGACTATCTTTCCCGGGGCTGAAGACAATGCCTGTCTCTGAGCCGTTGTAAGGACTGGCACTTTTAATGCTCCAAATCTAATGTCAAGCCCGGCATGAAGTCCGTAAGTCGGGTTGTCTATCCCGGAGAAAACCCCTACCGAAGACCCCTGACCACTGCCTATGATCGTAATCCTTGCCCGGGTCGATCCTTTGTGATACCCGTAATAATTGATCCTGATGACTCCGTAAACATCATTGTCCTGAGTATCTTCCCATATTTCATTCCCCTCCATGTTTACCGATCCCCGGAAGGATCCTGACTGAACAGGAATCAGGTTGATCTTTTGAATAGCTGAGAATCCTGAAACCCCGTCTGAGTTCATGTAAAAGGTTGGTGCATGAATAGAGCCGTCTGATCCGAAAGTTACTCCCGGGGCAGGATTAAGCCCGGGGGCAAGAGACTTATTTTGCGTGTAGAGAGCATCCGGGGCTATATGCCAACCTCCGATAACACCTAAGGTTGAGACTATAGTTCCATCCTGTAAGACCCGGAAAGGGGCTGTGTTTCTGTTTGCGAAGTTAGCCCCTGACCAAAAACGAACACTTGACCCGGCTGTTCCGTCTCCTGTCATCCCGGCCTGACCCTGACCAATAAATCCTGTTCCGACCTCTATTCTCCCGGTAGAGATCAGCCCCCCGTCAATGACCGACTTTACCTGTGCGTCAGCCTGAGAGGATTCGAACTCAATAGTTCCATGAATAACCCCTGTATCAAGATCAAAGTATGTCTGACCGTCTGTTGAAGAGATTCGCCCGGTCTGAATAAATTGCCCGGTAATTGTAGACGATCCGTAAGTCAGGGATATCCCTCTTTTGAATCCGAGTCCTTCGTTTGGCTCATGCAGATATCCTACCAAGAAGTAATAATAATCCCCGGCTGTATCGGTCATATACTGATTTGTCGAAACAAACCAATCGGCTGTATTGAGAGTCTTATTCGCCCTGACATAAAGATAATACCCGGTAGCGTCAGCTAAAGCATAGGTAGTGTATTCCCCGATAGCCCATGTCTTTACTCCATTTGGATCAATAGTAAAGTGAATCAGCGACCCGGTAGAGATATGTAGAGCATTATAGTTACCCTCAAAGTTTGGCTGAAAGGTTACATCTTTAAGGATGAACTGAGACCCCTTAAACCCTACTGAAATCATTCCTGTCTCAATGGTAAGAGGCCGAATATTTGTATTGTCAAAATAACCATCAGGGTCAAATATCTTATGCAGTAATTCCTGAGTGTTCATCCAATTAGCCCTTGCCCTCCATGCGTTTTCTATCCCGGCAATCTTTATAATGTTATTGGTATTTCTTTGCTCTGAGATGACTTGCTGAATTACCGAATAAGTTATAGTGTCAGATACCGTAATGACATAGCTGAAAGGGTCAATAACTTTTTGTTCTAACTGAATGATCCGGCTTGTTAGCCCTGAAGAGGCAAGATCAACATCATTTACAGTAAGTGAATCTCCGCACTCAAGCGTAATCTCATTGTGCTTGAAATGCCTACTGTCAGGGGTTATCTTGTATGTTACCCGAGGAGTCGATAATAGGGCGATCTCTTCAGTAGCCTTTGCCAAAAGATCAGCCTCAGCCTGATCAATGTAAGCCTGTGGCATATAGATATCGACCATCGTATATTGATCTCCCGGGGCAATAGCCTGAGACTTATTCGGGAGACTGAATCCGGCAGGGTCGTTATAAGTTATGATCTGAAACGTCTTTGTTCCCGGATCGTAACTATGCAGATCAAACAGGTAGCCAACTAATGCCCCTGTCTTAAAAATAATTTTCGCTGTAACCTTAGGAACGAAGTAGGCGTTTACGTCAAAGTCCATACTTGTATCTGTAAACATAAGCCCGTTGACAGAGGTTACCGTTCCGGTTCTCTGAGGGTAGATATCCTCATAATTAATCGACCCCTCTTTATACCCATAAGTGGCTACATTATTCTGAACAGGGTTTGCTAAGCCTAACCTCTGCAGTCCATTCCGATAGGTCGCAGGGATGTTCTGTGTTCCCCCGTAAGCCCACAAAGAGGTAATGATATTATTCCGGTTTGCATTGATCCGGGTTATCTCTTTAAGCCCGGCCTTATACTCAAAGGAAAGCCCCGTTGGATTCCCGACCTTATCTACGACCCTTATCTCATGCCCGACCAAATAATATTCGACCAAGAACTCTTTTACGATCTTCTGTAAGGCTGAGAGACAACTGTCGTTCGCAAAGGCTATATTCTTAAACTCTGTTGTAGTGACTGAGTTTACAATAGTCCAAGCTGTTTCTCCCAATCTGTTAAGGTTATCCCGGATCGCAATAAGCATCGTGTCAATTCCTGTATAAAGACTGAAGTCAGCCCGGGAATTATTCAGGAAAGCGGATTCTGATATCGCATAAGAATAGCCCTCAAAACTAACATCATATTTATATAACCGGGTTGATACTTTAGTGACTACGGGTAACTGATTGACTGTGTAATTCAGCCCTTTGAATGTTATGTAATCCAAAGTTCTGATATCAAGCAAGACGGATGATTCAAAGGTTGACTTGATAATGTCTACCCCCATGAGGCCTTTCGTCAGTATTGTAGAATCATCAATACTAACGTCATAAATCTGAACCCCTGATCTGTAAATAATCATAGCGATCTTCGTGGATTAATTTCTACCAATTTAATCGTTACCTCATAGGCAACCTGACTGCCCTCTACCCCCGTCAGCCTATTGAAGTCAACCCCATCCCGGCAATAACATACCCAAGTCTGTACCGTATTATAACTGACCTTTACTGTTCTTAGCCCGGGGGAATAGAGTAAAGTCTGAAGAGCATCTCTTTTTGTCAGAGCCTCAGCGACATTCGCCACAAGCATATAACATTGGATTTCAACCTCTCTTTCTTTGACATAAAAATCATTATCCCCTGTTAATGCAACGACCCCGGCAAGGACGGGGTTATCTATTTCGGTAGGCGCTTTCCTCTGAGGGGTTGTATAAAAGCCTACCATCTCCTTGACTTGTAACCCATAGTTCAGTAGGTTATTGTCATCAATCGTATATGTAGCCATTACGTAGGGGTTATTAAAATGAAATCAAATGATGCCTCAAAAACAACATTCCCGGGAACTGCATTCGTGATCCTCTTCCCTGAGATGGGGCCTTTACAATACCCGTAAAACGACCCGGCATAATCAATGGTCAGATATCGACTTCCCGGGCTGAATAATATAGTTTCAAGCATACCAAGAAGAGTCTGCCCGGTCTGTACTGTTCCTGACATAAGATAGGCCTCTATCTTGAATACTCTCTCTTTCAAAATAATATCATCAGCATCGACAAATGGTTCAATTCCATCAGAGTCATTCCAATCCTGAAACGTCTCCCCTTTTCTCCCGGGAATGTCTTCTATACCTGAGACCCTTTTAACGTCAAGGCCAAATACGTCTTTCAGGTTTATTCCGTCAATCATGTATGTGCTCATAGTCCTACAGCCCTTAGTGTTTCATCCTGACTTACCCGGGTAGTCAATATAGTCAAAAGACTGACCATTTTCGTAGTGTTCTCTGCTGTCAGTTTATGATAAACAACCGATTCCCGGAAGACCTTTAATTGCTCTATGACATTGATCTGCATAGCGTTCATCTGTCCGGCTATAAGTGAAGCCGTCTGTTCTGTAATGTCCTGCTGAATAGCCCCGGCAAGACCTGTGGCCTGAGCCTGAGAAGCCCCCGGGGTAGCCCAATCAAACCCGGCTGTTGTAGCCTCCTGCTGAGCCTTATTCATTGAATCAATCCATGTCTTTACTAAATCAGGGGCTTGATCATAGAACTTCTTCAGGTCATCGACTACTGACTGATCGCCTCCCTGAGAAAACGATTTCGTCATGTTAGCCTGTAACTGCTTAAACTGTTCGGCAAAGACAGCGTTAAAAATCATGTCCTCTACGATCTTTTTCAACCCGGCTGAGACTGACCCCCGGAACGCTTCAAAAGCATCTGTGCCGTCATCCCATGCAGAAACTAAGGCAGTCCTGAGGTCATCAGCTATGAACCCGGCCATACTCTCTACGGCTGACTCAATAGCTTTCTGACTTTCCTCAATCTGTTTGTTGTAATCCACTAATCCCTGAAGGGCTGTTTTTGTAGCCTGAGGTAAAGCGTCAAGGGTCAATAACTGCTCTGCAAGGGCTGAGTTAAACTTACCCCCGGCATCAATTAAAGCAGGGTATTCTTTTAAGAGACTTCCATAAACGGGTTTCGACCCCATTGTTATACCCAAAAACTTCTTCTTAGTGACCCCTATCTGAACCTGTAAGTTACTCAGGTATGTCGTGATACTCTCTGCGTCTGCAGCCGAACCCATTAAGCCTGTCAGGGTTGAAGGCCTATTACCATGAGGTGCAGTATTATACAGTCGGTTAAACTCACTTTCGGCCTCAGCGATAGCCTTTACGTTATCATTGATTATTGCTGTCTGATCCTTTATAAATGCCGAATCCATTACTGAAGACTGAGCCTGTATGATATCTATCAGGGCATTCTTGTATTTATTTGCCATCTCAATGCTCTTGACCCACCATGCAGCCTGATCTTTATGATACTGCTGTGCCCCTTTTGCGAGTGTAGCCACAGTCTTGGCAAGACCTTTGATAGCCTGAATAGCCCCCCCGACAACATCTCCGGCAGCGATCCGGGCAACGCCTACCCCTAAGTCTTTTAATCCTCCGGCAAGATCAGCTATCATATCAATTCCATCCCCTACGTCTTTCCCGAATAGAGTGCCGAAATCTGATGATAATTCCTTGACCTGTTTAATCGCTTCATCGGCTGACTTATTAAACTTACCAAGGGCATCTCCGATATCCTCCTTACTCCCTCCCTTGACAGCCGTCAGTAAATCCTTGAATGAGTCTTCCACCGCCTTGAACGGATTCTTTTCCCTGACAGCCTTGACGAATGAATTATATTTCTCCTGCAACTGTTTGAACTCCTCAATAGTCATTGAGACCGTTTTCTTGACAGCGTTTCCCTCTTTATCCAACTCATCTACGTCTACGATGATCATGGTCTTACCCTCTCTTTTCTCAGTCCGGGCAGTTCCCATAATTTTATCAGTATCGGCTATCAGTTTTTGAAGTGAGGCATATCCATAGGTCGAGATATCCCCAAACGCTTTTTTGTAATACTCAGTCATCTTCAGGGAGGCGCTTTCATGTGCCTGACTGATAGCCTCAGCACGTTTGCTTTCAATGTCTGTCAGGAACTCAGAGTCAGCCCCGGCCTCTTTTGCTTTTTTGATTCGGGCATCATATTCCTTATTGATTTCAATAATGTGCTTTTCAACCTCATCTGCAAAGTCTTTTGTTATCTCCTGATTGATTGCTTTCAGGTCAGCCCGGGACTTTTTATTAATCTCATCCCATTTAGCGTTTCGGGTCATTAACGCTGCATCTCTCTGAGCCGTATCTTCCTTTTGAAGATCAGCCGGAAGGACTGTGACAGCCTTATATACCCTCTCCCCGTTGTCATCTATATACCCGGAAGTCTCATTGATCTTTTGGATCGTAGCCTTTTTCTCTTTGTCGAGAGCAGCCAATTTCTGCCTGTATTTCAGATCAGCTATTTTGAGTTCTTTGTCCTTGCCGTCTTCCTGAATCGCTAACATCTGTTCCTCAATACTCAGGGCATTATCAAGCCTCTTCTGATCGAGTTCCTTTTGAAAGGCCGTCTGATCCTTACCTAACTCTTCTCTTTTTTTGTTAGCGTTTTCAATCTCAGCATCCCACTTATCGCTAATACTTTTATCTACCCCGGCTAACTGAGTTCCATATCTACGGGTTTTACTGAAGAATGCTGCCATGTCTTCCTCAGCCTTAACCCATAACTCTGTTATCTGATTACGTTCCTCAAGGGTCAGCTTACCGACCTTGATTGCGTAATCTCCTGCCATCTTAGCCCCTGCACCCATCTGCTCCATGTTCTTTTGAATCTCATTAGCCTGTAAGGCCATCCCGGGAGTCTTTTGAGCATTGGCTAAAAGGGCTTTCTGAAGATTATATTTCTCCCCTAACTTCAATACCTCTTCAAGAGATGAATATTCATGTAAGAGATTCCTGATCTCTGCATCTGACAGGTTGGTTTTTGCGGAGGCAAGTTTTATGGTTTCATCTAATGATTTTTTATCGAGTTCAGACTTCTTTGTATAGATATCCTTCTCAATCTGAATCATTTCCTCAAGTGCCCTTTTGCGTTCGAAGTCATTTGAGGCATCCTTATTATAGGTCTTTTCCCTGAGTTCTCCGATATGAACCTCCTGCTCCGCTTGTTTTATTGACAATTCATTGGATTCGTTAGCAATCTCATCCATGACCTTGATATACTCATACCCGGCCTGAATAGCCCTGTTAAGTCCTTCCCTGAAGTTTGACCAATCCCCGGAGGCTATTGTCTTAAACAGATATTGAATCCCCGTCTCTGCACCTTTTATAACGGCCTGAAATTCCACCCCCGTTGTTTCTGTCGCTTTCATAATGCCGTTGAATAACTGCATGGCTGTATGGACTGAGAAGATACCAATAGCCCACATCTTCAGCTTTCCGATCAGCCCCTCAATGGAACTCCCTTCTTTGTCGTTAGACTGTTTAGACTGCTCCTGTAACTGAGCAAGTTTTGCTTTCTCTTCCAACAATGCCTTATTGGCTGCACTGATATCAGCCCCGAGTCCATTTGGGCCGTTTTTGGCTGCCCCGGCATTCATGTTGGCATAAGCCTCTTTCATCCGTTTAACATCAGCCTCTACTTCAGCCACAAGCTGTTTTTGGTCAGCAATCATTTGCTTGAAGACCTCTTTTTTATTGATCTGATTAGACATATTGTCTACGATCTGAACAGCCTTATCGGAATCCTTTTTGAGTTCCCCCGTATCAAAGCCTAAGGCCCAATACAGCTTACCTAATACCCCGCCTACGTTTACGCCCATTAGATTATAAATTGTTTTTTAGCCTTGACTTTGCCCCAATATGTATCTAACTCTACCTCTTTTGATTTCTCCTTTTTATACCGGGGGGTCGATTCGCTGATTAATAAACTGAGATGACAAAGGGGGGTGTTCATAACTTGTTCGTATGTGAGATGTAAATGGTTCATGCCTACCCCTATTAACTCCCAAAGGTTTATGCTGTCTCTTCTTTCAGTCGGGTCTTCTTCAATTGCTCCCGGGAGGCTATTATCTCCTCCTGCTTGATCAGGCTCATCCCACTCAGCAGGATGATAGAATTCAGAAAAGACTTTACAGCCATAGAGTCATAAACAAGACTTATCAGCCCCTCTAAATCATTCGGGTTAGAATATTTGTTTATGATCCTCTTGATATACCACTTTGGCAACCTTGATCTGCTTTTAAGCATGATCGTAATGACCTCAATAAGTTTATCTGACTGCAGGGATATCAGTTCGTGCATCTCAGCTACACCTACTTCTTTCTTGACCTGAGTTCCGTAAGCGATCCGGGATATCTGAACGGCCTCACTAAGGCTTAACAGCCCGATCTTGAATGTACGAACAACCTTACCTTTCTTATCTGTAAATCTGACCTTGACGGGTTCATTGAGAATGACCCTGTGAATCTCTTTTCCTAAATCTTTTTCCATAGGTTATTTATTAAAAAAGGAAAGCCGGGAAATCCCGGCCTCCCGTAAATACTCTTCCGGATACTTCGTTAGGAAGGAGTGCCGGAAATGGCTGTCCTGACAAATGGAGGTGCAGCCACGTTGTTTGCTGAATAGGCCTGAATAACACAACTGACGTTGAATTGCTCTGCCTGTTTTTTAGTCGGTGCTCCGGCAAACTTACCAAGAATCTGTGCTTTCTTGATAACGTAGGTTATGTAATAACCATTAAATGCCTGAGTCGTTATTCTGATTGCAAGATTGATCAGAGGGGTTGCTACGGGTGCAGACCAAGCTTCTCCGGTTGCCGACCCCCCGGCAAGGATAACCAATTCGGCTGCACTCAAATTATAGAATGAAAGATCTACCCTGTCAGGGGTATCTTTTGACCTCAGGGTAGCGATAGGGTCTGCCTTATCCTCCACGTTAAGGTTAGTTTCTGTTGGATCGGTAAAGGTGAAAGCTAAAGAGCCTTCAACTATATTTTCGATTTTTGACCATGCCACTCCGTCATTAGAGGAATACTCAAAAGAGTGGATTCCAATACCTAAGTTTACTGTGCTTGAACTCATTTTGCGTTAATTATTAAGTTTAACCTGATTACCATTAATGTATGACTCTTACTAAAAGGATTCTCCGGCAATACCGTTGCAGTTATCTTCTCTACAGCCCCGTAGGACGTGATTCTTGACCCTGCTTGAACATCAAGGGCTACATCAATAGCTTTCTCCAAGCTGTCAAGCGTGTCAATATCCATTAATTTAAAGGGCTTTTCCCGGACGAAGACCTGAATGTTTACAGTCACTTCTCTCACGATCTGACCATACTTTGGCTCAATCGTATTGATAACGATGAATCTGTCTTTCCCCTCTCCGATTAACTCTCCTTCAGTCGGAAATTGATGCTGATATATACGACCGTCAAGCTGAACTGAAACGTCAGGAACTTGAATGTATTCGTAAACCTGTGCTACTGCATCAAATATGTTACTCATGGATATATTCGGCTAAGGTTTGTACAAACTCTTCGTAACCCGGTAAAAATGATGTTATGACTGAATAACTTTTCAATTCGACATAAAAAGCGTAATGCATTCCGGCAAACACTATGAGAACCCACCCCTTGTTATACTCCTGAGCAAGTTCCTGACCATAAGTTAATCCGGCCTGTTGTCCTACCTCTTTTCCCCCCTCTGTGTGCAATGACATGACCTGACCATCTTTTACAACTAAATAACCGATTGAAGCCCTGAGGTTACCTGTTCGATTATGATATGACCCCCCAAGTTTACATCTCTTAACAAAGTCTCTACCCTCATAGTCAAGAATGAAATGAATTTCCTTTTCTTTTTTCTGAAGAAACTCATCTACCGTCTTTTGAATATCGGCCTTGTTAAACTCAGCTTTCATCCGATTTTTAGTTTTACGTCATGCCCCGAAGGGAAATTCTGAATGATATCATATTCCTTACCCTCAAACCGGAACTTACTTGCCGTCTTTGTTGTCTGATACAAATTTGCAAAGAAGACCCTGTATTGAGAAACAACCGCTACACCGTTGATAGTAACCGTCAGGTTTGAACTATCGGTCTGCACTTCACAGTCTATGATTTCTTCCGTTGACTCTGAGGTTACGGCCTTACCCTTGACCCATGTAACTGCGCCCGGGGAAATAAGCGTTGCTTTGTGAGGATATCTTACCATGTTATTGATTCAATAGTCGGAGTAATGTCTATGAAAGGATCGGCTTTACCATACTTCAAAAATATCTTACGGGCTTTTGCAATTAACAGCGACCTTGCTGATGAAGAGAGAGTTTCTGATGTTCCCCCCTGATTATAGTCCGATGCCATTACCTGATCATGAATAGCGTAAGCTACGCTTAGTTCATTAGAGTCAGTCGATGCCGGGGTAATACCATTAATGGAGAGGGTAAGCTCCATGCTACCCTCCCCATTTGGATTTTTGTAAGTTGCCTGATATGCCTCAAGATTGGTCATCCTGTTAGCTTGTTGAATCGGTATGCAATAATGAAATTTCATTAACTGAGTTCAGAACCGGGAAAGCGTTAAACTCATACTCTGTGTAAAAGTTTGCTTTCTCAAGGTATTGAGCGATCAGTACATTATTGATTGTTCCGTAAGTCTTCTTCTTATCAGGAACTCTCTGCTCGTTTGCATAAGTCCACTGCATTTCACCTAAGTCAGTCAATGACGGAACAAATGCTACTCTGTTATCAGCGAATCCCTGTACGGATGTAGTTGTTCCTTTTGATCCTTCGATCCTTATAGGAACATCAATTATTACAATCGGGGGAATCCCTATTGAACTGAGGTAAGTGTTTACTAAATCTTTGGTTATAAAGTTAACCGCTGATACAGTCATTTCTCCACCATTAGCTTTAGGTACTCTAATTCCGAATACTCCGGCAAGCTGAGTTGAACAAACCATCTTATCCCATGTGTTCTGATTCATCAGGATTGCAGCCGTTGGTAAACCTTTACCTCTACGGGTTGTCATAATTGTCCTGAAATCAGTCAGAGGGGTTGCTGTCGTTCCTCCTACAGTCCATGCTACTGCAACGTGAGTCGGGGTTATATCCCATTGAACAGTCCAAACAACTCCATCAGGGTTACTTGTAGTATCAACTACGATCTGACCCTCTGAGAGAGACTGAAGTAAGAGCCAGTCAATTCTTTTCTGAGGACTGAGTGCAGCCTTACGTATTTCAGGGAACAGATAATCAAGCAACATTGCTGTTTCTCCACCGCCTATAATTCCGGCTGTCTGTGCAATGTCAAGCATATCCCTTAATTGACGGGGAGTCATCTGCCATTGGTCTGCAATAGAAGGGATATCCCCGGTTGCCTGAGAGAGATTCGGCCTTGACTTGATAGGCTTTTCAGCCGAAAAGTCTTTGATAGTACCGGCAGCCACTTCACGGACTGAACCGCCTAATGACTTCCATGTAAGAGAACTGACGTATTTTTCTGTCAAAAATGACTGCCATACGGGGGCATCAAACTGTTCCTGAGTCTTATCAAGGAACATCTGATATTGCTGTGCGTTTGCTAAAAGTTCTGCAAGTGTCATAGTATATACCTCCCGTTATGATTTAAAGTGAAACAATGGGCCAAGGGCTATCTTCTGTCCGGCTGTTATCGGGAAAGGAAGATTGGCGGGTTCGATTTCCATAGCTGATATGATAGCCGATACAGTAGGCGTTCCTTCATTCTTAACTGTGTCAAGAACAAATGCGTTAGGCTTATTAGTATTCAGGTTAACATCTGAGTCGTTCAGCTTTGCAACGGCCTGAGGGTCGGCTAATACTGCACCGTGTCCTGTGTTTGTTCCTAAAACTAACATAGTTGAGAAGTCAACACTTTCAACTGTTCCTAATGCCCTGATGGCTGTCTGAATAAGAGCCGGAGTATTACTTGCATCGGTAGTGCTTGCTAAACTGATAGTAAGAACTTTAGACGCATAGGCTACTGCAAGAGCATCTGATCCGTTTGCCTTAAGTAATATTGTTGCTCCATCAAAGTCAGAATCAAATACTTTTATGGCCATAAATTCGGTAGCCTTATCGGAAATATTACCGCCCCACGACTGAGTTCCTGCTCCTGAGCCTAACTCAAGTGTATCATCGGCTGCAAGGCCTGTGATTGCTCCGCTTAATGTCCATGTATCATAAGCCGTATTTGTGGTCACGATAGCACTTATTGTTCTCGCTTCAAGTCTCCCTTCAACGATAACTGAATCACCTACTTTGAATAGGTTGTTTTTGGTTACCCGGGGAGCGGATGTGCTACCTCCGGTTATTACCTTAACGGATTTGAATACCGTTGCGGTACGGGTTGTGTAGTTGATGTTAATTAGCGTTCCCTGCTTGATATAAGCCAATCCGGTAGGCAAAGAAGTGGTATCTACAGAGAACCCCCCTTGTGCAACCCTGATCTTTGACAGATCAAACATAGGATACGAAATTGCATCAGCTGACGTGTAAGTCAATTTCATTTTAACTACGTTTTTTAATTAATACTACTTGATTCCGGTTTGCTCTTTCTTCTTTTTTTTGTCGCCCCAATTATTGATTTCCGTCTTAGCGGTAGAATTACTTCCACCTCCTCCTGATCCCGGCACTCCGATATCCTTTAATCCGAGTTCTGTAAGGGTTGCTTTTGCCTCAGCGATCTTCCCGGCTATGACTGTATCATCAGCGTCAGAGGGAATACTATTCAATACCAAATCATGTACCTTAGTAGGAATCTCTTCTTTGACAAGTAAACCTTTGATCTTAGCGATCCTGAGTTCTGATGCCTTTTCGTTTTCCAACTTAGTGACTTGATCTGTTACAGGCTTGAGTGCGTCTTGAACAGCCTTTGCCACGATACCGGCAATGTCAGAGTGTGTTTCATTGTTACCTGAGCCACTTCCCGATCCGGGTTTCGGATTGTCTTTCTCCCATTTGATCTTAGCATCGGTTACTCGTTTGTCTCCGTATTGCTTGAGAATTGGATTGGCCTCTTCATCAGCTAACATCTCTGCATAAGTGTTATACTTCTTAGGGATAGAGCCGACAAAGGCATTAAGCTGTTCCTCAGTCTCAAAGGTCAAGTGGTCTGCATAAGATTCTGTAAGACCTCTTTTCTTGAGTGCTGCCAAAATCTGATCTTTTGTAAGTGCCATAAATAAATTTATTAAGGTTAATATTAATTGAAGACCTTTGTCTTTGACAGTTCTGATTCGGTTACCCAAATAGTCCTACCAACTCCAAATGTCACTAAATACTCAAATGATTGTGTTGAATATGTGTACCGAATGTCGATGACCCGGCCTTTTTCCCCCTCAGGGAGATTATGAAAAACAATCTGTAAACGATCAAACTTAGGATTCAAGATTGTAAAGTTTTGCTCAAATATATACAAAATTATTTACTCGCAAAGGAATTCCTGATTATTCGTTCTATCTCCCGGGTGTTCCCCTCCTTAGGTAATAGCTGATAAGGCTGTAAATCTTTTCTTGCCCCTCCGACAATAGGCATAGGCTGACCGTTGACAAAATTGTCCCGGTAAAAGTAAGCGTTCTGAAATTTATCCTGATGAGTCAGGACGTAACGCTCTGCTGACAAAGGAATCCTGTCAACCTCATTACGGCTGTTCAAATCGCCCTCTCCTCCATCTCTCAGCCATTCCCGGAACTCATCTTTGTCAGCTAAGATATCAACCTCATAACAGAGACAGTTCGGATGCCAACCACAAAAGACAAATTCAACCGGGTAAGACCCCTCCATAGCATCACAAATATCTACGATATCGTGTGCGTCTGAGAGATGAACCTCCATACCGACTACATGAGGGGCATCCTTACGCTTTTCATAGTTTGACAGCCTGTAAGCAATATTTGTCTCAGTCCGGGCTATTCTCATAAAGTTTGCATAGACTGACTGATATACCCCTGATCCGGGTGTTCCCAAACTGAGTTCGGCCTCAGGAAATGCTTTGCTGAGAGTCTTAAACTCTGCCATAGGATCAGATGCAATCTTAGTCAGTTCCCGGGCTATCTCCCGGGCTGATTTTCCCTGAATGATACCTGATGACAAATAATTCTCAATCTGCTCCTGAAAGACCCCGGTATAGTTAAGAACCCTTTCGCTGATGTTTGACCTGTTTTCTAAATAGCTGACTAATGCCCCCTGATTGTTTCCGAAGAGTGTAGTTGTCAGCCCGGCCTTGAGAGTCATCCCTGCAACGTATTCCCGGGTTATCAGGTTGTTCTTCTCTACGGAGAGTTCCCATGAGTCCTCTACCCCTTTTCGTGTCAGATAAGCGATATCCCGGCTTAACTGATCAATCTGATTCTGCAACTCAGTTTTGATACCCATCCGGTTGATATAGGTTATACGGGTAGCAAAGTCATCCGGGAACTTTTTTGCATACCGGGCTAAATATGCAGAAAGATCAGCAATAGCATTTTCTGTTACGCTGATCATTTTGCTTTTAAGCCTGATCTGATATTGAATCAGATATCTTTCGTATAACGGGTCGATTGTCATTACCCGGTATTAAATTGGACTGGGAAAGTTATCTCTGATCTTTGGATTGATTACCCCCATTCGGGTCTTGACATAGTGCTGAGTCAATCCGGGCAATAATTCTTCGATTGTTTTGTATCTTTTGAAAATATTCATTTCGTTGAGTCTTTATGTAATTTTAGTTTACTTACATCCAAAGCCACTAACTTGCCGTTGTTGAATCTATAATTATTCCTTTTGCTGCAAGTGCTGTTAAAAGATTAGTTAATGCAGTTGCATCATTGCGTTTCCCCGTCACCGTGAATGAAGACGCTGCTGCAAATCCTATCGGTAAGCATTGCAGATTTGCTCCGCCAGATTTGCTAAATCTAGCATCATTAGAACCAACACCAGCCTCAACTATGTGATAATGAACTTCGCCGTGTCCGTAGTTTGATGGATCAAGGATTGTATATACGTTATCATACCATTTTGATTGACTTGCCCACTCAGATTGTAGTCCTAATATATTAACGTAAGAAGCACCCGAAAATTTTATATCATTTTTACACCAAAAGGCTGATATTCTATTAGCTACTGAATGATGATAATTTGCACCAAATTCATATCCATTGGTACAACAAATTGCAACCACATTTTTGAATGATGTATGTTCGCCAGACAGATAACCTGTGTCAAATCCTCCTACATTACAATTTTCAACTAAATTTATAAGTTCGCAGTTCATTCTTGGCATTTCAATACCAACAACACCAGTTACGGGAGCCGCTAATGTAGTAAGATCAAGGTTATATGGGAACGCAGTAAAATCTTTAATAATTGTATTTGCTACGTTTCTAAAATTAAGCCCCCCTACCGTTACCTGGCTTGATCCATTGACTGTAACCATTGTTTGAATATTTTCAATTATTGGCATAGTCCAGTTAAAATCTGTTTGAGTTCCTCCTGTATTTAATCCTCCTGATACAACAGATGGTTTGGTTCCTGATCCTGTAATTGTAGATTTTAAAATAACTCCGCTTGTAGGCGTTAAGACATTACCAATTCCATATCCCTGAATAAAATTAGGAATAATTTCTCCCAATAATCTTAATGCAACCCTTCCTTGTGTTCTTGCAAAAGGGAAGTATAACTGACTATTATAATTTATTCCTCCGACATTTGTCTGCAAATTTCCCGCAATTACATATATACCTGTTGGAAAATAAACCGTACCTCCTCCTGCTGCATAACAGGTATTAATAGCTGCTTGTATTGCTGCTGTATCGTCAGTATTGCCGTCTCCTTTTGCTCCATAAGTCAAATCTTTAACATTAAAGAAATTATTAAGAAGATTTAATTGCCCATAATAATTAGGCGGAGTCATGTTTCCCGCGAATGTTGTCATATTATTTCACTATAAAGTTATCAACCATAATTTGTACATAAGAAGCCGATGTTTGCCAATATTTTACTATTCCTATTGTTACTTTATTGTTATATGCAGAATCGGTAATGTCGTGTTTTAAAACTCCGTTTATATAAGTTTTGATACTATTACCAGAAGCTAAAACTCTTATAGTAACAGTTGAATTTGCAATCGAAGTAACGGCGTTAGATCCAACAAGAGATCCGTCTTTATTTAAAGTATAATAAGGGCTAGAAGCATCATTTTCTAGTATAAACTGCCATCCGTGTGTAGCATCTTGATATCTGAATACAATTCCAACTGCATATTTCGGGGTTCCTGATGGCATTATACAATCAAGATAAATATCATAATCTGCCGTATCCCTATCAATTAACAATCTTGTATTTATCCCTTCCGTTACTTCATTACATTGATTCCCTTGGGTATTCCATGATCCTGTTGATTCCGTCCAACCTGAACCAATATCCATTACATGAACATTCAAATGGGTTCCGTTCGTATCTGTGAATGTATCATGTAGATACTTCGTTCCATTATTTGTTACAGCCTGTGCTGTAAATGAAGCAGATTCCGCGCCGTTTGAAAGTGCTTTTAATTTATTTGTTGCTGGTTTTGTATATGCAACTGTTATTGTTGCTCCTTTCGGAACTCCTTTTGTTAATGTTAATGTATTTAATGTCCCAGATATTGCAACACTTGTTACTACATTTGCAACAGAATTTACAAGAACGGAATAAGCAGTTACGGCAGGAATAGAAGTATTGTCCAATGCTACATCAAATGTAATTGCAACCTGATTTTGATTTGCATCAGTTATTTGTGCAGATCCAAAGGCGGGGCCTGAAACACTTTCTGCTATCCATGCTGATTGTTCGCCTGTCCTATTTCCCTTTGTCATACCGTGATCTGAAGAAACATTATTCCACCAGATAGACAATTGGAAATAATCTCTTATAAAATTTTCTTCTTTTGTTGTTAATACCCTTCCTGTTTTTAGAATAGCAATTATTGTAATCGTATATGGAGAAATATTACCGTATTTTATTATAGTTCTTGTAAAATCATAAGCAATTAGTCTATTCCCATCTGTTATTGAACTACTTGAATCTAATTTCCACCAACAATAATCCGAATCTGCGGTTCTATATGTTGCATTATCGGGAGTCTGATAAATGGTATTTAATCCAGTACCTGAAGGAATGGTAAGATAATCTACTGAGCCCAATACTTGATTATATATCTTCCCCCCACTTATTTGATTTGTAATGTTCGTTTTGTCTTCTGCATAAAATAAAAATATGTCCGCAATTCTTTGTTGCGTCCAGTTACTCTGAGACAATTTAGGCATTACATTAATACCTGTGTGAATTAGTCCGGGTACAAATCTTTTCATGGAAAAAGAATTATAATGTCTGATCTCCTGTCAGGAAACAATGTAAACTACCTGATGTTAATTTTACGCTTGTAATAACATACCCCGGGACTCTATAAATCTGACCTGTGAATAATGCTTTTGTCGCATCATTACTGATCATTGAGAGAACGCTGACTGCAGTAGGAGACTCAGTTCCAATAGGCACACCTGAGATCGCCTCAATTACAGTAGTGTCTCCGGCAATAAATCCCCAAATCTTTTTTGTTGCTATTGCCCCTGTTCCCTGAATGTCATAAGTACCGCCTTTTGCAACGGCTTCTTCCTGTGCTTCATCGTAATTAATCATCTTTGTAACGGATTAAAGTTTAACAAATATACATTATTTTTACAAACCGAAGTTTTTTATTGAATCAGGTATCTCCCATTCAGCTATAACCTTTGATAACTCTTCAAGTTTCTGATCCTCTGTGATGTTATACAAATGCCAATGGAAGACTCCGTTTTTTAAGCCTATCTTCTCCTGAAGATCATGAATAGTCGTAAACTTTAGTCCGAACCGGGCTATGTTCCGGGAGACAGTATAGTCATCTATTAAGTGTTCCCGGGTAACGACAGCTTTCAGCCTCCCGTCTTTGAGAGCAAGTTTCGCCTCATCAACTGTTGGGAATATATTGTCAAGGGCTTCCTGAAGAGAGATGCTCAAAGGATGCCACAGGTCGATGCACCAATCTGAGCCGATAGTGAACCAATTACATGATCCGATATTCCGACCATCTCTTCGGAAAATATCATCATACCTCCATCTTACATTTGCCATATCAAACCCGTTATGGGCTACCGTCTGTTTGTGAAGATGCTCAGTCCAATCAGGGGTTTCAGGATGAATCAAAGCGTCAGCGTCAATGTAGATGTTCCAATCATTCTTAGCGATCTGACCAAGTTTATAAATCTGAAACTTTTCATAGGTTACAGGATAGTCCGGGAATTTGCGTTCATCTATGATATGAAAGTCTGCTCCAATTTTGTTGGCGTAATACCTTAAAAGAGGAAACGTCAACCGGGTAATCTTAGGAGAATAGCCGTTGACGTTCAGCGTATAAATTGTTTTCTTCATGAGGCATCCGCTATTTCAATATCCCAAGCCGGAATAGTGACTGTGTTACCCCCGGTTATTGGCTGAGGGGTGCAAGTAGTGACATACAATAAAACTGACCCTGAGCATAAGGCCACATGGGTTGCTGTGCCTCCGTTAGAGACAGGTATTGTCGGTTGCTGACCGATTGATAGCTTCCGGCCTGAAGTGTCGCCATTCCCTAAGGTAAACGAGCCTGAGGTCAACCCCGTCTTCCGGGCCAACATAAAAGTAGTGACTGCCTCAGTATAGTTTGCCGGCTGTGCTGAACAGACTGTTTCCTGTGTTACATTATTCGCAATGTACTCAAGAGCCTGATCAAGAATTGTGTCAAGTTGCCATTTTGCCATATTTTCAAGTGTTAGGTTGTGAATCTGAATTGTCTGCTGTCATCTCTGTTAATGCTGAGATTGTTGCAACGATAACTGTCTGAATAAAGATGATCAGGACTTTCGTCTTTTCCGGGATCGGTAAGGTAACGGCTGCCCCCGCATAAATGGGTAGTGTCCGGGTCAGGAACTTAGAGATGAACTTCCATCTCTTATTGACGGGCTTTCCTATGTTTGATATTTTTAATTCTGTCATCTCCAATATTTATTATGTAAAAATGCCAATAACCCGGTCAGGGTAACAATCTCAATGATCTTCCACATTACCATCCAAAAAGGTCTTGTGTACCAAGGTCTTTTTATAAACCCTGTCTCTGCAAGGCTACGTATTTGTTTTTCCAATTCAGCATCCTTTTTGTTAAGCTCTTCGTGATACTTAGCTGTCTTTTCAAGGGCTACAATCCTACGTTCAAAATTGCCTTTCATGTCCTTAATGTCTGAGGAGATAGAATCAACCTTCCCGGTTAACTTATCTACAATTTCATTTGTTCTTGCCCAATGTGCATCAAGGACTTCTCCCAACTGACTTACTAACATCTTAGAGGTATTGTTATATACCCCGTCAATATATTCCTGTAAATCAGCCTTGACAATCCTATCCCTAATGTCATCTTTGCGAAGCAACCATACCCTGTCATCCTGATTGAGAGACATACTCTTTACATGGTCTTTCGGCATACCAAATAACTGATCTTCAAAAGGTTTCATTAGTTCCTCATGATCGTATTTGTCCATGTCGTTATACACCTTGCTCTTAGTGTCAATGAGAGGCAGGGATAGTATAGGATCTTTTTTTGTTTTTGTCATATTGCTCAATTTTGATTTTCACATCATTTTTCTTATACAGAGAGTCGTAGAACTCAAAACTTTTTTTTTTGAAGATATCAATTATATTCAGAACGTCATCTTTCGTTGACGCATTATTGATTAACCAATTCTCAAGGTTATTGTTAGTAGATTTCAACGTAGTGACACTTTCTGTAAGGCCGTTGATAACAGCTATCAAAGAATCTATCTGCTGTCCTACCCTCTTATTATTGATTATACGGGCAATAGTGTCCCTTGCCTGTGCATCCATTATTTTCTTCAGATCGACCTTGATTTCTTTTTGCTCATTGGCCTTGTCATACCGGGAAATGACCTTATTGTCATGAATAGTCAAATACCCGGTTATAATTCCGACTGCTGATCCTACAGTCAAGGCCATCTTTGTAAGACTGCCCAACTGATCAAACCATACTTTAATTTTATCAAACTGCAACATATACTTGAATTCCTAAAGTGTTTACAAGATAATTATACGCATCATCAGAGGCCGATGTTCTGTTCTGTAAGGCAATAATGTAATAATACCATCCCATTGTTACGCTGTCTGCTAAATCATTAATCAACTCATCGACTTCAACCGAAGTAAAGGTAGTCTTAATCTGTAACTGATAAACATAAGAAGGCCATACCCGGGGAGAAGTATAGCTGTCGATCTGAGCATTCCCAAGACAAATAAAGTAATAGATTCCTGAGGGAATCGATGCAAGGTCTCCATACGCTGTATTATTTCCTTCAAGCTGAAACGAGTTAATCTGAGGGTTAATATCCGCAATGTCTCCGGTCATCGTATTTGATCCTAATAACGTGAATGAATACATTGCAGGAATATCAGCTATGTCTCCGTATATCGTATTAAACCCTTCAACATAAAAGGAATTAAAAGACGTTGGTAAGCCTACTATATCCCCCGTTAGTGTATTCTCTCCGTAAACATTCAATATCTGTAGAGACCGGGGTAAGTCAGCTAAGTCTCCATGAATAGTGTTCGACCCATAAATTACAAGGCTCTGCAACGATCCCGAAAGATCAGCGATATCTCCGCTACAGGTATTAAATCCGTAAACATTAAATGAAGTCATTCCCGATGGTAGCCCTCCGATATCCCCGGATAAGTCATTCGTGTAAACATAAAAGTTTTTCATACTGTCAGGAAGATCGCCTACGTCTCCTGAGAGAGATGTGTTCTGAACCTGAAACTCTTCAAGCACACATCCCGGCTGATTCAAACCGGCTACATCTCCCGAAATGTTGCCCTGACCATAAAGATCAAAGAATCTCAGGTTGCCAACGGGTAGGTCTGAAACATCTCCATAGATTGTATTTGCGCTCCCTGCGTTTGCAAACCGGATCATAGAGTCGGGGATATCAGCTATATTTCCCGACATTGTGTTACTAATAGTACAGGTAAACAACTGCATTCCTTCATGCAAATCAGTAACCTACCCTGTGATATTCCCTTGCCCCCCCAAGTCGATATTTAGTATCCCCGGGGGCAAGTCTGCTAATGCTCCATAAATACCTCCGTAAACAATAATACCTAAATGAGTAAGAGACCTTGGAAGATCAGCTAAATAAATATCAGCCGTAACATTACTTTGCATGTAGAAACCCATATAACCCCATCCAGTAATGATTCCCTGCCCCATCTGCGTCAAGTCTCCCTTGTGGAATATCATTACGTTGTAGTCTCCTGAATTCGGAAGTGTCATGTATGCAGAAATACTTTGACCCGTCTTCTCACTTACAGGGGTTCCTGTTCTACTCCAATCATCGTATATCTCTCCTCCGTTGTCAACCGTCAACTTACGACTTCCTCCTGAGAAATAAGGATTGAGATTCAGGATTCCGTTACCTGATGAGTGAAACACAATCTTCCATGCAGTCCAATCGTTTACAATCACTGAGTAATCAGAATAAGCCCCGTAGTTGTCAGCCCTGAGTCTGTACCAATATTGCCTATTCATTGTAAGCCCTGTAGTGTCATGGTAGATAGTCTGATCCCCGGTAACATATCCTATCTCTGTAAAACTAACCCCGTCAGAACTCCTTTCAACCCTGACATATTGATATTCGCCCTGATTAGTCCACGTAACGTCAATCGCTTCGTTTGATATCGTTTGTGTGGCTACTGAGGCCGGGTAAAGCATTTCGTCAACTGAGATATCAATACTATCGGCTGAGTGTGCATGAATACAGTCGTTAACAGTCAGCGTCTCTACAGGGGATAGATTGAGACTGTCTGCCTGATGACCATGCCATGAGTCATCTACATTTAATGCGTCCGGGTAAGTCAATCCTAAGAAGATATTGTCAGAGGTAAGGATGTGCAAACAGTCCTGAACTGTCAATACATGAACCTGATAGTCTAAAGTTCTTAATTGGATGACATTGCTGTAGGAGGTCGTATAAGCGTCTGTAACGACTTTGATTCGATAATAATATGTTTGATTGTCAAAGGGTGCAATAATGTCGCAAAACAAAGAATCGCTAAAAATAACTGACTCATATCCGGGAACCTTATTCTCAAACATTGGATCGTAAGAGAGTTCAAAGATGTAGCTGACAGCCCCGGGAAAAGCCTCCCAATTTGCCCTGAATGAATAATAACTGATTAGTGATGCCGGGAGTGCTACCGGGGTCAGATCAGGATAAATCTCCCCGGCTGAGAAATCCCCTGTGTAATAAGGGGCATGAGCCTTACCGTAACGTCCCATTCCTTATTTCTGTGTTCCGTTGTTCTTATTTCCCCCTCCGAATCCACCTTTGCCTGAATTGTTATTATTGTTGTTCTGACCTGAATTGTTGTTCTGATCATTGTTATTATTGCCCCCTGACCCTCCTGTTCTGTCAAAGGCAAGGCCTGATCCAAACGACCCGGCTAATGCCCCCATGTTTGCGGATGCCTCATCCTTGATCTTTTTGTATTCCTCAGCAGCGTTTTTGACAAGCCCGGACAACTCTACTGATTTCTCCTGACTGAGAATAGGTTTATTCCCGTTTGCTGTCATCAGTTTGTCAATGGTATCGGCTACGTCTTCAGGTATGTAATCCCGGAAATTGACTACGATATCAAGTTCATTGTAGACAGCCTCTCCTGTGATCTTATTGAGCATAGTCTTCAGAACAGATATCCTCCGATCAAGCCCGGGGGCATAGATCTCTTTCTTTTCGTCTATGATGATATTGATAGGGAACAACCGAATCTTTAATGCCTTACCTGACTCGTTTGTGGCGTTCTTGAATATCTCATAAAGATTCGGGATATTGGTAAACTTGTATATAGCCTCCTCAGTCCTTTCAAGTTCAAGTTTTACTGATTCCGGGGCTGTCTGTGACTCCAAATAAGATACATCTCCTGAGACTGTCTTTCCATCAATGGTTACGGGCTTAACCTGATAAACTTTTACATCAGCCGTAGCGTCTGGCATATTGACTAACTCCCCTGTGATCTTAACGGCTGCATGACCAACCCGGGTGTTTACATCTGAAAGCTGAGATTCCTTTTTCTCAATAGTGTCAATCAGCCCGGCAATCTTATCCCACTCAGGTAGCTTTTGATCATAATAAACTACGGGTATCTTACCGTAGACGTTGTTTGTATCCTTAACCGGGGTTTCAGCCGATGCCCCCTTTGATGTGTCAATCAGGATATACCTGTCAGCAGTCCATATTTCATCATAAGTCTTTGAAACGACTGCACCCTCTTTTACCTCTTTCTTTGTGTATCTCCGGGTAAAGGCTTCTAAGTCTCTGTTATCATTGAAGAACGGCCAAAACAAGTCCCCGTTTTCTTTTGACAATAACATTACCTTGATCTTACCCTCTTTCGGCTTATCAGGGGTATCATTGAAAAACAACTCTGCCCCCTCTGTCTCAATAGAGACTGTTCTCAGCAGTTTTTTATTATGCTCATCCAAGCGTGATTCCTTAGCCCATACCTCTTTGAATTTCTTGAAAGCGACCTCCTGTGCCTCAGTCTTAGGTTCATTATTCAAGATCAGTTCCGGGGGGTTACCAAAGACAAATGATGCAAGAGTGCCTATCAACTGAACAGGATAATTCAGAATCTTTTTAGTCTTTGTAACAGTCTTTGCCCCGTTCTCAACCTTTTTACCGTCTTCCCCAACCTTGTAGATTGTTACCTGAACATCCTGCCGTTCAGCGTCTTTGAGAATCGGATGCTTACCGCCATAATAAGCTATGTAATCATCTTTGGGTCTTGCTGTTTGAGAATCTGATGCTTTTAGCTGAGTTAAGCGATCCGACCATGATGGGAGAGTGAATAGTTCCTGTATGTTCATACAGTCGATTTATTAAGATGAGACAATGAGAAAATCGAATCAAATATATACAAATTCCCGGGAATCCTAATAAAACTCTGAAGGATTAACTTCCATGTCTGCTGTAACTGTGTCTACATTATGGAGTAGTCGCTCTGTGGCATAGCCTGTTAAGTCTACATATTCGTCATGATCTGCCTTTGGGAAAGCTGTCAACTGATGAATCCATTCATGATTCCATGCCCCTTCAATGTAGGTTATTCGCCCGGCCTCAGCGTAAGGGATTGTCAGATTGATCCTGCCTGTCTTATTCTCTCCTACAAGATAACTGCTGATCTCTACGGCATTATACCCGGCCTTAGTCAATAACTGTTTAAGTGACTTTCCTGATGCCTTAGGTTCAATGTAAATAGTTGTCTGCTTAGGTAGTTTGAAGACCATGAATAAGCCTGTGATCTCTTTTATCAAATCCTGAATCTCTACAAACTTTGATGTGCAAAATCTGACTATAAGTTTCTCCTGCCATACTCCGCACAACATAATACCTGAGGGGTCATTCTTTGTGTTCTCTGAGTAAGCCCCGTCTATAAACACATACCACTTAACCTTTTCGTAGATGACCTGAGGAAGAGCCTTGATTAGCCATGCCGTTTTGATCATCCCTCCACCCTCAGGAGATGGGTTCTGATTAAACTGACCGGAATAAGCGTAAGAGCCTAAGTCTCTTTTCGACTTTGCAAGGACTGTTCTGTTTAGCCGGATCGGGTCAAGTAACCCGTCTACATAGTTTGCCCTGAGAGCCGGGGGGCTGATACGGCTTGACTCCTCAGCAGGGAGGCAGAGATAATAGTAGGGTTCGTCTTTCTTCATTACATGACCTATCGTGTCATTATCGTGCAACCTCTGTCCTACGTAGACTGACGGGGCAATAGCCTTATTGATCTTACGGGTTGGGAACGTGAAGTCGTGCATCCTGTTTGACGTCTCCCTCTTTGTGTCTGAGTCAGCTATGGCAGCGTTCATTGCATCGTCAAAGACCAATACGTGGAAATGGTAAGCGGTAGCCTGACCCATGACTGATGTGCAGAAATACTTTCCCCCGAAGTTATTCTCCCAATCATCTGTCAGGTCTTTGATCAGTTCAATGTCTTTCCCATGCATCTTCCTGATAATACCCCCGAAAAGTTTATTGAAAGCCTCAGACCTGAATATCTGTTTTGCTACGAAACTGTTTTTTAATGCCGGGTCTCCTGAGTAGCTGATATTCGCCATCTTGATTCCCGGGTTAAGTAGCCACATCCAATTAATCCATGCCTGACTGATCAGAGATGACTTCGTAGACCCCGGGGGAACGCTGAATAAGTTTGTGAGGTAATCAGGCTGAGTCTGATTGACAATGTGCATCCCGATATACTGCAATCTGTGTGCTAAGACTTTGATATGCCAATTCGGCACAAGGGGTTCATTTGACAAAATAGGCCAACACCATTGGAAGAATTTATAATAGTCAGCCAACAGGCCGTATGCTAATTCGTCATCTGTCATTTCTGTTCAAGTATCTCCATTGCTCGTTTCCGGGCTGATGTTAGGGCTTCAGTCTCAATAACAACCTCATGCTGTATTTCCTGTCTTTCAACATATCCCCTCTTTTTGCCCTTTGTCTTCAGGTAGAAGATAATTGCCGTAATGTCCTGTTTGTCGATCCGGGCAAGTAGTTTGGATTCAGCAAAGTCAAGCGTGATCTCTGCTATTGATTCAATGGCCTCCCGGTAAGCGTCATCAGCCTTCATCCAATCATAATGCGTTGACCTGTCAATGTCTGCATCCTTACAGGCATTGGTAACAACTCCGAGTCGCTTGACCATTGCCTTGATCATCAAATCTTTTTTAAGTGCAGTTTGTTGGATAGTGTAGCTCATTTCGTTTCAGCTTTCATTCAAAATTGTTTCAAGCATAGCGATATTGTGAGACGTTATCTTTGCATTAAAAGTCTGCACTCCGACATATACCACAATAGCCTCTGTCGATACCCAATATCCTACTAAGGCTCTCACCCGGAATCTTAATGGTCTATATTGAATCGGTTGCTCAATATCCATCTCTGAAAGTTTCCTGTTCTCGACTTCAATCATCAACTCTTGTATCATTGCCGGATAAATCAATAACTTCCATAGAATACCAATTCAGTTCCGTCTTCTGACTCTAACGGAAATCCCCCGGGTAAGTTACCATGATTGTGTTCCCGGCAATACTTACGATAACAGTCAGAGGCCTCTATTGCAGAATCATGCTTACACCTATTGATTGCACAATAGCCTACAGCCCATGTACTGTCATCATTGGTTTGCGTAAACTGAAACTTACGAATACCCTTACCTGTGTCATCAGCTAATTCAAGTGCCTTGTAGTAATTCATTTCTCAGCGTTTTTCAATGTTTCAAAATAACCCTTCTTCAATAATATCTGATGCTTAGTTACCCATGCAAGACCGTACTCCGTATCCTTAAACAGTTTTGAGAACCCGGTAATGTGTTTCAGCTTCAGTAATTCCTCTGGCTCCATTCCAAGTTTGTTACAGATAGCCTCATCTGACCAACCATTATTCAACATCTCAAATACCATGCTTGACATTCCTTTTACAGAGTGTTTTCCCCTTGCCCTGTTATGTCTCACAGTAGAGGCCATTCGGTCATTTATATCTTTGTCAATAACGACTACGGGCAACATACCCTGATTGCGGTCAAAGATATCTTTATTCTCCTTCAGTGTAAAGAATCTATGGAATCCATCAACTATGACGTATTTGTTATTCAGTTTGTCGAAGACTGTTACTATTGGCTGAGTGTAGCCATCATGGAGAATTGAAGTATATAACAGTTTCATCTCTACCCGGGCAACCTGATTAGGATTGTAGTCATTTGCCTTAACCATATCAGCCGGGACCCATTTCACAAAGTCTACGGGCTGACCCTTGAGTTCTGATAACTCTGAATGAATAAATTCCCGAAGGTCATTCAGGAATTCAATTTTGTTCTCTGACTCTTTATACTTTCGAAGAATCAGCTTTATTATTTCTTTCATACTCAACGAATTTATTTAATACCCGGGGTTCTCTCCCCAACTCTTTCCATTTAAGCCAACCATTAGTCTCAGGCCGTCTCTTGAAGTTATTCAGCTTTACCATCTCTACGTCAACCGTTAGAATCTCAGAGATACATTCCTTGATATACTTTTCTGTCAGCATATCATTACCCCTGATGTAGCGTTTATCCATGTGTGCAAAGGTGCGTCTGAATATCTTACGATAGTCCTCAGACTCTACAAGATTCTCAAGTAAGTAATCCCGGTATTCAATCCATGTGTCAAACATGAAAGGCAATTCCTTTACCTGAAAAAAGTCTTTTGTTCCCTGCCCGGCTGTGTTTACGCCATGTAGTCTTTTAGTCAGGGCGTTCCATGTCTCCGGCTCAATCTCCTGAAGAAATCCAAGCGTAGCGATAGCCCCCTCATGATGAACAGATGATACCCTCATTTGCTGAATAGGTATCTGATGCTGATACATGTAATCATACAGTTTGTTATAAGGCCAATCATTTACAAAGATCGCTTTCCAAATGTCAGTATATGACCAATCGTAGATAGGGTAAAACGTGTAATGATTCAGAGCCTTATTCATCTTTTTGCCCCAAGTGATATACTTGTATGTCGGGTCTGATGTTAGGCCTAAAGTTCGTGCAGGAGTTTCCTCAGCCCTGACCCCGGCTATGTAACAAGCAGGTTCATCCGGGTATAGGCTGTCGATTATCTTGCCAAGGATTTCCTTGATCCTGACCGTTCCGAATGTGTTTTCCTTGACTGAGATATCTTCCTTAGGCCTGATCCATTCGTCTCCTTTCTTCCAACAATAGCACCAATGATCATCCCCGGAAGTGTTGTTAGTGATCTGAAACTCTCCCTGAAACCAATAAGGGTCTACGTCCGGGTCTGACATTACCTCCCTCATAAAATCAACTGTCGCTTGCCACTCCGCTTCCTGATCCATGAAGACAACCTTGAGGGGTAAACGACCTCTTTCCCGGGCAACGATCTTTGTCAACTCAAAACAAACAGTAGAATCCTTCCCCCCGGAAAACGAGACTACGACATGGGGAAACTCATCATATAAGAGCCTGATCCTTTCAAGGGCTGCATCAAAGACGTTTTGTTTTGTAAAGATTTTCATGGATTCGCTTGCATTAGCCTGTGATAACGAGCCGGATTAATTTCTGAGCCTATATACTCCCACCCGGCTTTTCTGACAGCCGTAGCCGTTACTCCGATCCCGGCAAATGGATCAAAGACTATCCCCTTTCCTTGAAAATCCATCAGGGTATCGGTTACGATATTCAAGCCTGATCTGTTGACGTTAGCCGGAACGCTTGTATTAAAGCACATGATAACGAAAGGCCGTTTTGATGTTTGGATTCCATGACTGATAAAATTGAGTGCATGACCCCTCTTTTTCATCTTATCAAGAACAAGCTGATGCCCGGCCATTCCGTATTCGACATAACAAGGCTTTTCAGTAGAGGCCAATTTAGCCAACTGATCAATAATGCCCTCAATGGTATTGTTGGCTACCCGGCCTGAATCCTGCTTCAATTTAGTCTGAAAGAAGTTTACCATCTTCTGCTCCCAAGGGGGGTCGCACCATATCAGATCATGTCCCGGAAAGGACTCCCATGACATAATGTCTTTGTTGTAGTTTTTACTCATTGCGATCAAGTAATAAAAGTTTCTTGTAATCTGTGTCTGCCTTATCAAGTTCATCATAGAGCCGGGTAATCAATTCCTGATTCTCCCTGCCCCTTGCCCGGTTGTGCATTATAGTTGCAAACCTGAGTTTGATAGGATCAAAGTCAACGAAACAAACAGGCACTTCTTCCATCTCTAAGATACAGGCAGCCCTGAATCTGTTTTCCCCGTCAACTATCTTCATAGTAGCCCTGTGAACCACTATCGGCTGAGTAAACCCGAAATAAACAATACTTTTGATGAGTAGGTCAAAACTATCAGCCGTATGCTGATTCGGGTTATACTCATTCGGATAGATATCTTTGACCGGAACATAATCAATAGTGAGTTTCCCGGAAGTCTTTTCAATTTTGTCGTTTGCGATCCTGTCTGCTAACATAGCCCTGCCTCCAAGTTTTTCTTTTGCAATTTAGTGAGATAATTATCTGTCTTCATCTTTGCCATAAAAGGATTCTTAAACTCAGATTCCCAATCCACGTCCTTGACATTCTGCGATCCGTTAACCGTTGCGGAGTAGCGTTTATGCCCGGCAACGACTCCCCCCTGTTTAAATGTAGACCTATAAGCCCCAAAGTGCTGAACCAACCCGGGAACAACTGCAAACATTGTCTTTTCCTGAGTGTCTATAAACGGGCTGAGTCTTCCGTCTTCGTATGGGTATTCAGGGGCTACATTAGCGTCAACCCAATTCAGGAAGTCAGCACAAAGGTTGTCAGGATAAATACAGGCCTGAAGCCAAAAGTTTGTTTTTGTTTGTAGGATCCGCTTCTTCTCTGCCCGGGCTTTCCGATAGTCTGAATTGTCCGGGTTATAAATACTGAGATAAGAGTCAGCCGGGAGATAATTCAAGATATGAATCGCTTTCTCAATCGCAAGCCTGTCAATACTAACGTCATCATGAATGATCATTCTATGAGTTCCTTTGTTTTCTCCGATCTGTAAGGCCTGTCTGAAGTTTCCCCAAATATGAAGAGAGCCATCATCAAAACTGATGACTACCGGAATCCCTAAGGCCTTAGCGTTCATCTCTAAAAGTTTATACATATACTGACCTTCCTGTTTTCGTCTTTCACAATTCAGGATCACAATCATACCAAGTTTATTTTCCATTCTTTTTAGCTGTTAAGTGAATAATACCGTTATAGCCATTTCTAAGCGGTTTGCCGAATATTGGTATATATCTGACCCGTAGGTCATCCATAGCCCTGAACGTGTCAGCTACCCCCGTAGGATCAATGGCTACGGCCGGGAAGTCAACCCCGTTAACCACGTAGCCCCGGCTACCTGACATAAATGATGCGGTAAGATAACCCCCTTTTTTAAGCCCTGCCATAACACAATTACAAGCCCGGACAAATTCATCCGGGTCATCTGTGATACTCTCAGCAACGAAGTTCATAGAGATATGACTGTATCGCTCTTTCTCAATATCAAAGATTGATAACGATCTGACAGTAACCCGTTCCCGGAGGGCTGTCTGAAAATCAAAATTGTAAAACTTATCATTAAGAGTTCTGATCAGGCCGATATATTGACGCCAAAGGGTATCCATTTCCCTTTGTTGTGATCTTAAATACCAAAGATTTTCATCTACGATATCGGTAACAATTATTTTCTCAAAAAAGGGCAACATAATAAAGATCGGGTAGAGATTAACTGCACCCCCTATTTCCAATATCTGACCTGATCTACCATGAACACTATTCCATTCAATCAGATGAGTAGCCAACACTACATCGGGAATAGACATTTTCTCATAGTTTTTCCTGACATATTCAGCCGGGTTAAACTTAGGCCAAGGGTTACTTTTTGTCTTCAATGTAGATATTTGTTATAAGTTTAGATACAGGAACACCGATTGATCGAAGAATCTTTGAGGCCTTGTTTTCAGCCTCTAAAAAGTGAACAGGCAAGATGTTGATCAGCCTGTCAGCAACCCGGAATCCGGTATCGATTACTGTCTCTAATTTCCCGGGCTGAATCCATCCCAACCGGATCAGATACCATGTTGCGACAAACAGGGAACACGGATGAAGCCCCTTGCCTGAAATATAGGTTATATATGACTGCTTGAGTTTACCCTCAGGCATCCGGTTAAGAGTGACCTCATTCATCAATAGCAAAGAGCTTTCTTTGATAAGGATTGAGGGGGTAGCATTTCGGGCTGAAATAAACTCAATGAACTGCTTATAGCTGAACTCACAATTTGCCGGGGTATAGTCATCAACCATTACAGCCAACTCAAATTCCTCTTCCCTGATATCTTTAAGAACATCTTTCAGGATCGTAATTGAGTTCTCAGCCTGTTCATCTACCCCTTTGTCGGTATAGACATGACAGTATTCAATGCTATAAATCATACCTCAGGCTTGAATCTATTTATGATCGTAGTCATGTCAGGGGGATATCCATTAGTCCAATACTTGAACTCTCCGATCACATAATATTTGAATGTCGCTTTACCAAACTTTTCAGGGATTCCTATTTTCTGAAGAAGTTTAACTGCCTCTACAAAAAGGTCAGAGTCAGTACATTTGTCCTTGACAATATACCAATGGGGGGTCTTCGGCATTGTCTTTGCGAACGTCCATGTGTTCGCCTCAAGAAACTGAATTAATGCTCTTTCTGTCATTACTGATTGATATAAAATGAATTACCACATTCGGGGCACGTTACCTCAATTTTAGGCTTGACCCCGGTAAAGCCTCCGTCAATTTTACCCTGCGCCTTTTCCATGTCAGCCTGTGTAATTTCCTTACCGGATTTCTCCGGGCTGAAGGACGGCTGAAAAGCGAATCCGTCTACCTCTACCCCCCAATCAGTTATGATATCTTTATCCCACTCATTGAGAAGAGCCTCAAAGTCGTGTTCGCCATAGTTGATATTATCCTTGATCGTAATCGCTTTCAATACATCAACCGGGGTCGTTTCAGGCAACACTTTACAGGGGGCTGTCTTATGCTCCAATTCCTTGAGTGCCATCAGTCTCATATTTCCCCCTATAACGACAAATTCCCCTTTGTGGGGGAAGACAATTAATTCCCTGAGGTCAAGCATCTCCGGGAGGTCGATTATAGACTGTTTCAGTTTTTGATATCGGTCATCCTTGATGAACCGGGGGTTTCGTGGTAGGCCTTTTATTTGGCCTGAGTTCCCCTTGATCTTTGCCAAGGGTAAAGAAGTTGATTTCATATAATTTAGTTAAGTGAACCGTGACATTTTTTATACTTGAGACCTGAGCCACATCTACAGGGTTCGTTTCGCCCTTGCTTGTTTTCCTGAGTCTCATCCATGAACTTTTCTTTTACCCCGTTAAGATGATCGGTACAATGCTGAAATACCTGAGATGAAAAGCCCTCAAATTCCCCGGTATATTTCTCTCCCCACATATCCATATAGGTTACCCGGATTCCATGATACCGGCTGACGTAAATTCGCCTTCCGTCTTTTTTGTCTCCCCCATGAGAGAGACAGCCCTCTATGGTAGTGGCCGTCTTCCCGTAATACTCATGTATGACCGGGTTAAGGATTGTTACGAACTCATGTTTGTCTGCTGACTTGACAGCAAAGAAGAACCGTTTATTAATCCGGTAGCCGTCTTTCATTAGTTGATTTGCTGATAACCCGGCACAGTCATCAAGTGTCTCTACGAACTTGAGGCACTCTTCAATTAACTGTTTGTCGATAATGGGGTCTGCTGTCTCCTCTGCCTGAGGGGTTTGCTGATTCTGAATAAGTTCAATCATGCTCTCTGTAAATTAAAAGTCCGGGTTAAATTGACTTAGCCCGGACTGAGAATATGATTAGCCACAATTAAGTGTTTAATGCCTGTCTTATGCTATTATCCAAGCTACAGCCGTCAAAAGAACTACACAAATATATACAATATTTCGATAATATTAAATTTTGTAGTTTTTTAATTTGCCGGGCTTTCATAACTGAGATGATAAAAGATATAGGTCTTACATGAAACTGTCTCTACGGCCTCTCAAAAGAGGTTTTTACATCAT